GCAGAGCTTCTTCAGCTGGTTTGAACAATCGCTGGCACAGATGGTGTGGCAATCCAAGCTTGCCGGCCCCGCCAACAGCATCGTCGGCGGCCTCACCAACCTGCTGGGCAAGGCGTTCGGCCTGGGCGACATCGGCTACAATCCCGGCAGCGGCGCCATCGACGCTCCCATGGCTGTGGACGGCGTGCCCATTGCCCATGCGGGCTGGGAGGTGGGGCGTTCCGCTGCCCCCGGTTATCGCCGGGTACCGGCAAACGACAATGGTTGGGCGCGGGCGCCGCGTCTTCACACCGGCACCGGCAGCCAGACGGTCGGCGATTATCTTGCTGCCGGCGAACATCGCGTCATCGTGAAGGATAGCGAACGCGTGGTCACCGACCAGCAGTGGAAGGATCGTGCCGGCGGTGTCTCGGTCTATGATGCTGCACCGAAGATTAGCTTCAGCTTCAACAACCAGTCGGGCGTGGCGCTGCAAGGCCGCCAGGGACAGACCAAGCGCACCGCCGATGGATATTCCTTCGAGATCATCGTCTCCAAGATGCAGGAGAAGATCGCAGAGGACATCCACAACGGCTCCAGCGCCGTGTCGGCTGCCTTCGAGCAGCATTACGCCCTGCAGCGGAGGCCCGGCGGCTGATGGCTACCGATCTGCTTCCCGCCTGGCCGTCCTATGCCTTCGACCACGAGCCGTTGAACGAAGGCTGGCGGCTCGATCTGCCCGACGGCACGCTGCGTTCCGATTTCGAGCAGGGTCCGGCGCGCCAGCGCCAGGTCTTCCGCAATGCGCCCACCACCATCTATGGCCAGTGGGCGATGACGCCGGCCGAGTTCAAGATGTTCAAGGCGTTCCAGAACATCGTCGGCGGCGGTCAGTTCACCGCGCCCATCTTCGTCGATGAGAACTATGTCGAGGCGCGCATCAGCTTCAAGAAGGGCACCGTCACCACGCAGCGCAGCGGCGGGGAATGGATCGTCACGGCGCAGGCCGAGACCATGGACAAGCTGATCGACAGCGAGGCGGAGTATGTCGTCAATCTTCTGACCTTCGGCACCGACGAAGACGTTGCCACCCTCCTGGGCATCTTCCATCAGGCCGTGCATTACGGCTTCAGCGAGGTGCCATGAGCGATCCAGGCTCTCCCTACAGCAACGATCTGCGCGAGTTCATCTTCTCCAACGGTCCCGACGTGATCGCGCTGGACACCATCGAGCTGCGCCATCCCGCCTTTGTGGGCGAGGATGGCGTGACACTGGCGGCCGCCCGCGTCGTCAACGACAGCGATCCGCTGAAGGTGACGCTGGAGGCCGACGCGCCCATGAATGCCGGCGAACAGGTGATCTTCACCGAATGCCGCTTCGAGATGACGCTGCCGGAAAGCAATAGTCCCGGAACGCCCACCTGCCAGATCGCGGTCGAGAATGTCGGCCAGAAGCTAATGGACCCCATCGAACAGGCCGTGACGATGCCAAAGGCCATCGAGATCACCTACCGCGAAGTGTTGGTGCCATCAGACGACGACACCGCGCCCGGAGAGATCGGCGTGGTGATCGACGGGCTGACCCTGCGGCGGGCCAACGTCACACCACTGCGCGTCACCGGCACGGCCGGCTTTGACGACGATCTCAACGTGCCCTTTCCCCGCAAGCCTTACACAGCCCAGGAGTATGGTGGTCTTGTCCGCTCGTAAGCTCAGCGCTGACGATCAAGCCCGCGCCATTGCGTTCGCGCGCGCCGTGCTGTTCAAGCCATGGCGCGCTGGCGCCCAGGGGCCGGATGCCTATGACTGCTGGGGCCTGGCGCGGGCGGCGCAGCGCGAACTGGCCGGCCGCGATCTTCCTATCGTTAATGCCGACCCCAACGATCTGCGGGCCGTGGTCCGCCTGGTGCGTGAACACCCCCTGCACAGCGAATGGAGAGAGGTCGCAGTTCCCAGCCATCTCGACCTGGTGCTGATGAGCCACCATCAGCATCCTCACCATATCGGCGTCTGGCTCGATCTCGACGGCGGCCTGGTGCTGCACGCCACCGAGCAGTTCCGGCGGGTGCGCAAGGACGACAAGCTGGAAACGGTCGCCGATCCCAGCCGTCCGGGCGTGATGGCTGAAAGCCTCGCAGCCCTGCGCGCCCAGGCCTGGTCGCGTTTCCAGTTCATGCGGTGCGGAGAGACCACATGACGGCCGCCCTGGTTCGGATGGACGATATATGGCTTCCGCCGCCACAGGCACCCAGCGGGCTTCCCGTGGCCTCTCCGCTGGGCGGGGCAATGCTGGTGCATGTGGTCAATCCCATGGTGCCGCAGCTGGGCCTGCGCCGCTTCAGCCATTGTCAGGGCATGACGGTGCTGGAGGCGGTGGAGGCAGCCGGTTGGAAGCTGCCTGCCCGCACCGTGCTGGTGCGCGGCGGCGAGATGATCCGGCGCAGCGAATGGGACGTGACGCCCATCGGCACCGGCGAACTGGCGTTGCTGGTCACGCTGCCGCAGGGCGGCCGTGGCGGCGTCAGCCAGGTCATCGCCTTTGTCGCCACTTTCGCACTGGCGATCTTCGCGCCTGAAATTGGAGGTGCTTTGCTGGGCAGCCTTGGCGTGGACGCTGGCGCAGCGGTAGGCATCGGAAGCTTAACCTGGGGCAATCTTGCCACCGCAGGCATCTTTCTGGCCGGTTCGACGCTGATCTCTGCGCTGCTGCCCAAGCCCAAGGCCCTGACCAATAGCCAGAACACATCACAGAACCCAAGCTATTCGCTCTCGGCACAGTCGAACATCGCGCGCCTGCTGCAGCCGATCCCGGAGCGGTTCGGCCGCATGAAGTTCCTGCCCGACCTGTCGGCACAGGCATCGTTCGATTTCGTCAATAGTCAGCAGGAATTGAACGAAGAGTTCTGCCTGGGCATGGGCGAGTTCGACATCGAGGAGATCGGCATCTCCAACAATCCGATCTGGAAGAAGACCGAGGCGCACCCGAACGGCGATTACACCGGCACCTATCCCGAGATCGAATTGCAGATCCTGCCACCAGGTGCGGCCAACACAGTTTTCTCAAACAACCAGGTCACGTCGGCCGATGTGGCGAACATCCAGCTTCCCGGCGCCAACGAGGATGCCAGCTGGATCGGACCGTTCATCCTCAATCCGGCTGCCACCGAGGCGCAGCGCATCGAAGTCGACTTCTCGGCGCCCGGCGGCCTCTTCGCCATCGCCACGTCGGGGCAGCTTGGACCAGTCACCGTCAGCTTCCAAGTGCAGGTGCAGCAAATCGATGATGTGGCGACGCCCGAAGGCGAATGGATCACGGTCATCGACAAGACGGTCAATCAGGCAACGCGCGATGCCATCCGCACCACCTACGGCGCCACCCTGGCGCCGGCGCGCTATCAGGTCCGCTTCCGCCGCACCAACAATAAGTCCAGCGACCTCAACACCTCTGACGCCATCGGCATCCTGGCCATGCGCGGTATCCTGCCCAACACGCCGGCACAGGCAGACACCACCCGGATCGCACTGAAGGCGAGATCGACCAAGAACCTCAATGGCGACAGCGCGCAGCGCTTCTATATCATCGCCACCCGCAAGCTGCCGATCCCGACGCAGCATGAGGATGGCACCATCACCTGGTCGGCGCCGCAGGCAACCCGTTCTCCCGCCTGGGCGGCCGCCTATCTCTGCAAGGCGCAGAACGGCCTCAGGAAGACTGACAGGCAGGTCAACATCGCCAAGCTGATCGCGCTCGACGCCATTTGGACCGCACGCGGCGACACCTTCGACGGCGTCTTCGATGATGGCGGTAGCGCCTGGACAGGGCTGCAGACCCTGTTGCGGGTCGGACGAGCCGAACCGCGCCGCATCGGCCGCTATATCGACTTCAACCGCGACGAGCTGAAGCTCCTTCCCAAGGCCGGCTTCAGCCCGGCCAATATGCTCGCCGGCAGCTTCAACATCGACTACCTGTTCTTCGACGCCAATAGCACCGATGGCATCTGGATCGATTATGTCGACGAGCGCAATTGGGAACCCGCCAGCGTCTATTGCGCGCTACCCGACAGCACTACCGATCCCAACGACGCGCCACATATCCAGATGACTGGTGTGGTGAAACGCGAACAGGCCTGGCGCGAGGGCATGTTCATTGCTGCCTGCAATCGCTGGCGGCGCATCTTCCCCAATTTCCGCACCGAGATGGAGGGGCGCGTCTGCTTCCGGGGCGACAAGGTGGTGGTGTCGCACTGGCTGGCGCGCTGGAGCTATTCCGGCAGCGTCGTCGATCTCGCCGGTACCCTGGTGACGCTCTCCGAGCCCTGGGATTTCCAGGCGATGCTCAACGCCGATCAGCCGGTCCTTTCGCTGATGACACCAGATGGCTTTGAGTGGGGGCCGGTCCCGGTGGAGGTGATCGATGCCGGCGACGTGACAGCCCAGGCGACGGTCCGGCTGCTCGGAACGGCCGTGGTCGCCAAGGGCAAGTACGCGGGACAGCAGCCGCAGGAATGGCCCGTATGGGAAGGTCAGGGCCGTGAAGCTTTCGAGCGCCCCCGCGCCACCTGGGGCACCGCCACACAGAAGCGCCGCGATGCGCTGATGGTGGCGATGAAGCCGGAGACCGGAAACACCGTCACCATGGCGACGGTGATCGACGATCCTCGCGTCCATTATGCCGACGGCACCGTGCCGCCGGCCGACCCCGACGATCCGGGGGGTGTGATCCCGGCCGAGCCCAATCCGCCGGCGCCGGCCGGCGCCGACGATCTGGCCGTCACCGGGATCATTATCAGCGAAGTTGCCCAGCTGGGCGGCTATCGCACCGGCAACCTGTTGGCGATCACCGTCGAGGGCGCCAAGGACGCGGTCAACTTCGACGCGCAATGGAAATGGAACGACGCAACGGATTTCAGTCCGGTGGTCTATGGCCGCCAGCGCACCTTCCAGATACCGGCCATCACAGGTTCGCTGGTGCTGCAGGTGCGGGCGGAGGGAAAATCCGGCTTCGGCGATTGGTTCACGAAGACCGCTTCGGCATCAGCGCTCCCACCTGATCCCAATGCCCCGGATGTGCCATCGCTGGTCGTGACGGAAATCAGCCATTGGGCAAATGGCGAGAGCGATGGCAGCTGGAGCTGGGGCGGCGATGGCGATGCCGTCAGCTACATCGTCAAGCTGCAATATCAGGCCAACGGCGGCGGGGACTGGAACGACTTCCAGGTCATCACCACGACGAATACGGATCAAACTTTCCCGAAGGATGGTGTTGCGGCCGGCCCCGGCATTGATGTCACCGACATCCGTGCCGTGGTCAAGCCGGTCTATCCCAGCGGCACCGGCCCCGATTTCATCGCGCCGACATAAGGAGACGACACGTGCCCCCTCTTACTCCTGCCCAAGCCGTCGCGCAGCTCGTCGCCGACCAGCCGAAATACCATGCGGTGCTGCATGGCCCGGCGGCCGGCGACGCGAGCCAGGTAGAGCTCGAAAGCGGCGCACAGAAGACCGTCGCCCGTATGATGGCGGAGGCGCAGGCGCTTCTCGATGCCGGCGGCACCGACAAGCTCAGCGCGGTCAAATGGACCTCGGCAAGTGCCGATGTCGCGGACAAGGAAGCCAATGCCGGCACCCTCAATGCCCTGTTGGTGCAGGCGGCCGCGCAAGGTGTGGGCGTCCTGCTGCCGGCGTATTTCGGCAAAATCCCCTGCGACAGCCAGATCAATGTGCCGGATGGCACCTGGATCGATTGTGCCGCTCCTGGAACAACCTTCCTCGACTTCAGCGATGCCGAGGGCGAGTTCCCAGATGGCGCCTATGTCGTCGCCAAGGGCACCTTCACGGAATTGCCCAGCTTGAACGCCAATGCCCAGCGCGGGCAGATCAGCGCCACGCTGGCTTCTATTCCCGACATCGACCTGGTGCAGGGAGACATCCTGTTCTTCGTCGACAAAGGCAACCTCTGGAATGG